ACCAGTTTGACACCGTGTACGGGTTTCTAAAGGCGATTACGAATGGTTAGCACACGCGGTCCTGTTCCCAAGCGAAGCGCTGAGCGGCGTCGACGCAATGCCGTGCCTGGTGAGACGCGCGTGGCCTTCGAGGGCGAGGTTAAGGTGCCTGCTCCGCCGAAGGGGCTGCACCCAATCGCGCGGCGGCTCTACAACTCGCTCAAGGAATCGGGAGAGTCGGAGTTTTTCGAGCCGTCCGACTGGGAGGCGGCGCGCCTGGCTGCGGAGTTGACAAGCCGGATGCTCGGCGCTGACTTCGATTACGTGTTCCGTCACTGGCACCAGTGCGACGACAAGAAGTGCAAATGCGAGATGCCCGTGGGTGAAGCTTCGCCGGCGTCTGTTGCGGCGATATGGAAGCTCTGGCAGTCGCTGATGGTGACGGAGTCAGACCGCCGGAGGGCGCGTGTAGAGGTCGAACGTGGCATTAACCCCGGTGAAGCAGGGCCAACCGCGCTGGACGCATATCGAAAGATGGTGCAGGGATGAGCGAGACGGAGCGGAGTAAGAGGCTTCCACTTGTGATCCCTGCCGACCTCTATCGGCGCCTAGAGAAGGCTGCGGAGGCAGAGGACCGCGACCCGGTGCAACAGGCTCGGGTCATCATTCGGCGCGCATTAGAAGCGCTAGATAAAGAGGCTGCGAATTGACCACGCTCGCCTCGCCCTCCGGCGTCCGCATCGGCCCCGAAGGTCTGCCTGAGCACACGCTCGGCTGGCAGATACTCCAGTGGACGGCGGACTACCTGCTGCAGCCTGACGGACCAAATGCCGGCGACCCGTGGATGTACACGCCCGAGCAAGTTCGATTCGTCTTATGGTGGTACGCGGTTGACCGAACAGGGCAGTTTTCCTATCGCCGCGGGATGCTACGCCGGATGAAGGGCTGGGGCAAGGACCCTATCGGTGCGTCTCTTTGCTGCGTCGAGTTCGTTGGACCGTGCAGGTTCGGAGGTTGGAAGAATGGCGAGCCGCTTGCGATTCCTCACTCGGCGCCGTGGGTACAGACCGCTGCGGTATCGAAGGACCAGACCCGCAACACGATGACGCTCTTCCCCGGGATGCTCTCAAAGCGTGCGCAGGACGAGTTCTCGATCGACATGGGTAAGGAAATCATCTACGCCCACAAGGGGAAGGCGCGCATCGAGGCCGTCACGAGCTCGCCTCGTGCGCTTGAGGGCGGCCGGTCAACCTTCGTGCTTAAGAACGAGACGCACCACTGGCTGACGTCGAATGAAGGTCTCGAGATGTCCGCGGTCATCGCACGTAACGTCGCGAAGAGCCGTGATGGGTCGTCGCGGGTGCTGGCGATCTCCAACGCCCACAATCCCGGAGAGAACTCCGACGCTGAGCATGACTGGGACGCTTACCAGAAAATCGCGGCGGGGCAGTCAAGGGCTACGGGGTTCCTGTACGACAGCCTCGAGGCGCCGGCCGATACTGACCTCGCAGACCGTGAGTCGCTCAAGGCGGGCATCCTAGCGGCTCGCGGTGATTCGACGTGGCTAGACGTCGACCGACTGATCGAGGAAATCTACGACCCGAACACACCGCCATCTACGGCGCGCCGGTTCTACCTCAACCAGATCATCGCCACCGAGGACGCATGGGTCTCCCCGCAAGAGTGGGACTCCTGCATGGACAATCATCGACCGATGGGCGCGAAGGAGCATATCGCGATCGGCTTCGACGGGTCCAAGAGCGACGACCACACCGCGCTTATCGGAGAGACGATAGAGGACGCGCATCAGTTCGTTCTCGGCCTATGGGAGCCTGAGAAGTACGTTTCAGGCGAGATCCCGATGCGTGAGGTTGACGAGCGGATTGCCTGGGTGTTTGAGAACTACGACGTCGTCGCCTTCTACGGTGACGTGCACCCCTTTGAGAGCTACATCGACAAGTGGGAACAGGAGTACGGCGACCTCTTGTGTGTTCGATCGAAGGTCTACCGGCCGATCGGCTTTGACATGCGCGGCAATACGCGGGAGACGACGGCGATGGTGGAGGCGTACCACGACGCGATTCTCGAGCACGCGATCACGCATCCCGGCGACGTTGCCTTCAGCCAGTACGTCTACAACGCGCGCAGGCGTCCGAACCAATACGGGGTTACCTTTGGCAAGGAGACGATGTTCAGTTCGAGGAAGATCGACGCCGCGGCGGCCGCAGCACTGGCGCACAAGGCGCGGCAGGACTACCTGGCGCTGCCAGAGGACAAGAAGCGGAAGACAGAACAGCAGGCGGGGGTGTTCTTCGTATGAAGAAGCGATACTGGCAGGCGATTCACGCCCATAAGGCGACTCTCGTCGAGTTGTGCGGGTTCGTGGCGCTTGCCGTGGGCTTCGCCCTGCTGTACCTGCCGATCGGTATCATCGTGGCAGGCGGTTCTGCCGTCTGGCTTGCACAAGGCCTCGAGGTGGAGTCATGACGCTACTTAAGAACGCGATTCGCGCCGTAATTTCCTCGCAATCGAGCTTCGGAGCGTCGGTGCCTGTGCACCAGCACGAGCGGGCACAGCTGCCGGACGCGAAGTACGAGACCTACGCACGCGAGGGGTACTCAAGGAACACGCTGATCTACGCCTGCATCGAAGAGCTGTCGACGTCGGCCGCCGAACCCTCGATCCAGGTCAAAATCGGCGACACATGGACCTCAGAAGACCCGCTGGTGGCCCTCGAAGAGCGCCCCAACCCGTTCATGGACGCGTTCGAGTACTGGGCGACGGTGATCATGCATCGGTCGCTCGCCGGCAACGCCTATGCGCTGATCGTGCGGTCCGGGTCGATGAAGCCGGTGCAGAAATGGCTGATGCGGCCTGACCGGGTGCGCGTGGTGCCCTCGCGTGACTCGTACATCAGTCATTACGAGTATCACGTCGGCGACGGCGAGGTCGTGCGCATCCCTGTGAACGACGTCATCCACTACAAAACCCGAAATCCGCTGAATCAGTGGTACGGGATGCCGCCTTTGATGGCCGCTTCCGGGCGAACCGACATCGACAACTGGATGGAGGACTTCGTCAAGGGCGCGTTCACCTCGGGCGGTATGCCTGGCGCGATCCTGAACGTGAAGCAGAAAGTCTCGCCAGAAGACAAGGAGGCGATCCGCCGGCGCTTCCGAGACACCTATTCTGGGCCGCGCGGGTGGCACGAATTGCTCATTTTGGACAACGCAGAGGCCTCATATACCCCTCTGACGATGAGTTTGGGCGCCCGCGGCCTCGTAATTCCCGAACTCGACCAGATTTCCGAGGCGCGCATCCCGATGGTGTTCGGAGTGCCGCAATCGCTGATCGGGACGCGGACCTCGTACGAGAACGGCGGTTACGCCAACAAGCGCGCCGAGGAGAACCACTTCTGGACCGGCACCCTTGTGCCTCTCTACAAGGAGCTGATTGGGCCTGAAAAGCGGGTTTTAATGCCGAATTTCCCTCGTGTGAAGGACATGCGGTTCGATTTGAGCACCGTTGAAGCCCTCCAGGGGGACTTCGGGCAGCTCGCAACGATCTGGTCGGGGCTCGCGAACAAGGGCATCGCCTCTCTCGAGGAAGCACGCGCGAAGGTCGGGTTATCGCCTGAGTGGGACCCGCAGCACACGTTCCTGGTGCCTTCGAACACGCCGCCAATGACCGGAGACGCCCTGGATGAGCCTGAAATGGCTCCTGTTACGGCGAATCAGCCCCAGATCGCGGCTCCTGCAGCCCGAATTGGGCGCCCGTCGACGGCAAATGACCCCGAAGCGCGGGCGCTGTGGCAGAAGGGTGAAGAGCTCAAAGCGCAGTTCCCGAACATGACCAACGAGCAGATCGCCGACCGCATCGGCGTGAGCGTGACGACCTACTGGCGGTACAGGACGACGTTCGAAAACTAGGGAGAGATCATGAGTAAGCAAGCAATCTTCAACCCACCGATGCGCGTCCTCGTCGAGAACAATGAGACGGACGCTTACGCAGTCGATGACGACGCATGGCTCGTCCGTGACCGCTGGGCGAATCACCCGCGATGGGTGCCTTCGTTCTACGTAGAGTTTATTGAGCCTGCAGTGGTGCAGGACGAAGCACCAGCGACGGCGCCCTGACCGATTCGCATTGGTGAACTAGGGAGAATATGAGCGAAAAGATATGGTACAGTTCTCAGTCGCGCTCTGAGTGGATACGGGAGGATTGGATTTCTCGTCATGCTCCACGGTTCCTGAATCAAATCTATGCATTCTTCTGCAGCTACTTCTGGCTTCGATGCCCTGAGTGCAGGAGATACTTCGGCGGCCATGAAACAGGGGCGCCGCGCCTAACTGATCGTGACTTCGGGTCAGTGGTGTGCAATCGATGCAGCCCCTACGCAAATCCCCCGGCCGCATTGGCTTGAATTTCTGCACACGTTCCTGAAAAGAGCCCGCTGATTCCTGAAAAGCGGGCTCTTTCATGCTGCGTACATGAATACGCAGCAGTTCGATGCGGAAACACAACGGATCTGGCGCTCTAGCCGCCCGAAAGCACTGATCCAGTCCGGCCGGGTCGACTGGTATCGGATCGAAAACAAGGCCGACGAAGACGCCGCCGATGTCTTCATTTACGACGAGATCGGCTACTTCGGCGTCACCGCGAACGACTTCGTGCGCGACCTGCGCGCGGTCACTGCGAAAACGATCAATCTTCACCTCAACACCCCTGGTGGCGATGTCTTTGACGGCGTCGCAATCTTTAACGCCCTCAAGAACCACTCAGCCACCGTAAACGTCCACGTCGACGGACTCGCGGCCTCTGCGGGGTCGTTCATCGCGATGGCCGGGGACAAAGTCATCATGGAGCCCCACTCCAAGATGATGATCCACGAGGCTTTCGGCCTCGCGATCGGCAACGCCGAAGACATGACGAAGATGGCGGAACGCCTCGACGCCACGTCGCAGAACATCGCCAGCATCTACGCCGAAAAGGCAGGGCAGGACGCCGATTACTGGCGCGCCCAGATGAAGGCTGAGACCTGGTACACGGACCAGCAGGCGGTAGACGCCGGGCTCGCAGACGAGATCGGCCGCTCCGGCGCAAAGAACCAGCTCAACACATTCGACCTCTCGATCTTCCGCAACGCTGCTGGCGCCGTCGAAGAAGACCCGCCACAGCTTGAAGAAGCGCCTCCTGAAGAGGGGGAGGAACCCATCGTCCCGTCCGATGGCCTTACACCAGCTCGTCGCGAGCTTGAGGCCGCCATAGCACGAGTAAGGCTCTAAGGAGGCTTCCCGCAATGCCTGACCTGGCACTTCTGAACAGTGAGCTCGAGGACATCGCCGCGAAGCGAGCCCTCATCCGCGACAAGCACAAGGGCGCCACGATGCCCGAGGAAGCGCGCCGCGAAGACGAGTCGTACACGGAGCGCGCCCGCAAGATCGTGTTCCTCATCGAGGAAGAGAAGCAGAAGGCTCGTGACAGCGAGTTCGACCAGATCTCGGACTACATGAACAAGCCGCAGCACGTCGTCCCGCGCTCTCTGAACGCCGACGACGACGGCCGCCGCCTCATCAACCGCGCCGGCTGGGACATCAAGAACGGCATGATCTACGCGCCGACCTCGCTCGGCAAGCAGTTCGCGATGTACCCCGAAGAGGTGCTGTTCGGCCCGATGCCCGAGAAGGACAACGAGGCCGGCAAGTACTTCCGCCAGACCCGCGCGATCTTCCAGCCGGAGTACCGCACGGCGTACCTGAACTGGCTGCGCAGCCCGTACCGCAACGACGGCATGGCATTCTCCATGCTCCCCGCTGCCGAGCAGAACGCGCTCTCTGAGGGCGCTGACGGCGCCGGTGGCTTCGTTGTGCCTCCGGACGTCATGGCCGAGATCATGGTTCGCCGCGGGCAGGACAGCGTCATGCGCCAGCTCGCCACTGTTCGGCAGACCTCTCGCGACCAGGTCGCAATCCCCGCGATTGCGCCGAACGCGACGGCCGCGGACCGCAACATCTACACCAACGGATTCGTCGGCACCTGGGTCGGTGAGACTCCGGCGTTCAGTGAGACTGACCCGACGTTCGAGCAGTTCATCATCGGCATCAAGAAGGTCCGTGTGGCCACGAAGATGTCGAACGACTGGCTCGCCGACGCGGTCGGCAACATGCTCGGCCAGCTGTCCGAATCCGGTGCCCGTAACCTCGCGCTCGTCGAGGACAAGGGCTTCATCGCCGGCGCAGGCACGGCGCTTGAACCGCTGGGCATCCTGAACCACTCCCTCGCCCGCACCGCCACGTCTTCAAACGGCATGGCCTACGACGTCGAGGGTTCCACCAGCAACACGATCAGCAACTCGGTCTCTGACGCCGGTTCGGCGCCGAAGATCAAGGCGCTGACCTACACGCTGCCTTCGCAGTACGTCGGCAACGCCAGCTGGCTCATGAGCCGAGCCGTACAGGGCAAAGTCGCGGCGCTTGTCGACGCGAACGGTCGCCCGTTCTGGAACTCCTACCTCGACAGCGGCTTCGGCCGCCCGCAGATGCAGATCGAAGGCGCTCCCGTCTACAACTCCGAGTTCGTCGGCGCGGACGGTGCGGTTTCGACCACGGCAGCGACCACGCCGCTGATCTTCGGTGACATCTCGGCCTACCAGATCGTCGAGCGCACTCAGATCAGCACCATCGTTCTTCGCGAACGCTTCGCGGACACGGACCAGACCGGAATCATCCTGATGGCCCGGGTTGGCGGCGGTCTCTGGAACTACGACGCCATCCGCACCGGCTACATCGCCAGCTAAACGCCTGAGAAGGCAGGAGGAACACCAATGAACAATCACTCTGGAGTGAAGTCGATCCTCTCGGTGGTACTGGCGCCGGCACTGGTCGACCAGTCCGCGGCCAACACCACGGGCGCAGCGATCGACATGCAGGGGTACGACCGAGTCCGGTTCATCTACCAGATCGGCGGCATGGTCAACGGTGGCTCGCTGTCGACCTGGGCGATCGAGTCGAACGAGTCGAACCTCGGCAACGCGACGAACATCACCCACGCGAACAACTCGAGCAACCAGGCCGCGCTTGTGAACGTCACGAACGCCTACAACAACACGGTTCAGGTGCTCGACATCCACCGCCCGTCGAAGCGCTACGTCAGCGTTACCGTCGACGCGGTTACGGCGAACATCACCCTCCTGGGCGTCGTCGCCGAGCGTATCCGCGGCACCGGCAACCTGCCGATCTCGCAGACCACGGGTGCCCAGTACGTCTCCTGTCAGGCCAATTAGGTACGACGGAAGGATCTGCGGCGCGGGAGATGTGGAGCGAGATGAGCCCAAGTACGGCCAGTTCTGACATCCGAGATGGTTGTCTGGAGAACGCCGTACTTGGCAGCGAGGTCTATTTGACGGAGTGGGCTGGTGAGGATGTCGATAACGGCATCCTCACTGAGCGCAGCCTTCGGATTGCGCTCACCCCACGCCATGAGGCCAAGCCGAGCGCCATGCGCGCTGTTATCCGCACCGGAGATGTATTCGAGGTTGTCGGCGCGGTTATTGATGGAATTGCCATCGATATGGTTGATGGTCATTCCTGCAGGTCTGGGGCCGAGGAATGCCTCAGCGACCAGCCGATGAACAGGAAAATGACGAAGGCTCGCGTGGCTGCCATTAGTGAGCCCCACTCTCAAGCGCCGAGCATCTCGTGTGCCGCCGTAAGCCGACAACCTGATCAGTTTGCCAACTTGCGTTCTCCGTCCCGGCATGTCGCGACGTACTTGCCCAAGACTGGAGACCGAGTACCAGCCTTCGTAGCCAACAACGGACCGCCACTCCTCATCCATTGAGGATATTTTACCACACGTTAAGACCAACTAAAAGGGAGAATTTCAGATGGTCCTCGTTGAAGAGCAAGCGGTAACAGAGAGGGTGGTTGCTCCGGCGACCATCCTTCTCTGTGCCTGGCGCAACATCGTCGTCGACACGGCGGAATGCCTCATTCAACTACGAGAGCGTGGCTGGGGCTACGTCATCAAGCGGGGTGACGCATTGATCACCCGTCAGCGGGCGAAGGTCGTCTCTGACTGGTATCGGCAGACCGATGAAGACGTGTTTCTCATGATCGACGACGACGTTGTCTTCACTGAGGAGCACGCCGCCAAAGTCGTGCAGCTCGCACGAGACACCCGGAGCGTTGCCTGCGCCGCCTACGTCGTCAAGGACGGAGGCCACCTCGCCTGCAGGCGATTCCCAAACCAGGACATTCTGTTCGGTAAAGACGAGAACGGCATCGACAGCCCCCCTGTCGAGATCATGTACCCGGCGACCGGCTTTATGGCTGTTCACCGTGACGTCATCGACGCGATGGTCAATGCCAAAGACGCCGCTGGTGAGCCACTGTTTCCCTACTGCGATGCACTCGGCGATGACGGCGCCTACTGGCCGTTCTTCGACGTGTTCAGCATCAAGTGGGACAACGGTAGATGGGAGAACCTGAGCGAAGACTACGCCTTCGGTGAGCAGGCGCTGCGTCTCGGCTTCAAGGTATGGCTCGACCCGAGCGTGATTCTCTTCCACATGGGGACGTTCCCCTACAACGTGCGCGACATGAAGCGCGTCATGAACATCTGCAGCGGCTGTAACCAGGTCATCGACCGCGAGGGCCGCGGCCACCGGCTCGATTGCGAGGTCCACTCCGAGACCGTCGAGATCGAGACCGCGCGAGGGCACAAACTCCTGTTCGACGCCAGCGACGGCGTGATCACCGAGACGGTGCGGAAGACCGGCGTCTGGGAAGAAGCCGTCGCGACAGCGATCGAGACGTACATGCAGCCGGGCTGGACGTTCCTCGACATCGGCGCCCACGTCGGCTACTTCTCGTCAATCGCCGCTGCCAACGGCGCGCAGGTAATTGCGGTCGAGGCGAATCCGGCATACGCAGAGATGCTGCGAAAGAACTGCCCAAAAGCTGAAGTTCACGCAGTCGCGGTATCAGACCGTGAGGGATCGTCCTTCCTCAGCCCGGACGAGCGGTTTGCTTCGCACCCCAGCGCAGCAGGGCTGGGCGATAGCGGCATACCTGTGCCGACCAGGCATCTCGAGTCGATCCTCGCAGGCCGATACCCGGAGTTCATCAAAGCAGACATTGAGGGGATGGAGTTCACCGTCTTCTGCGACTCGCCTCGCGTACTTGAAAACGCGAAGGTCGTCGTGTTCGAGGTGGCGCCGGCCACATGCGCCCGCTACGGCACAACCGTAAGCCAGGTCATCGGGACCATGCTCTCGTACGGCTTTACGGTCACCTACATGAACGATGAGCCGCTGGACGAGCACATCAACTCGCTGCGGCCAGACCAGTACCTCAATCTTTTGGCCCGGAGGCAGGGATGAACTGCCATTGTGGCACCACATTGACGCCTCATGACGCCGAGTTCGGGGTCAAGAAGGGCGCGCTTCATTGCTTCGCCTGCGGCTGCTGTTATCTCCCTGATGGCGTGACGCACCGCGAAGGAGTGCCGCTGTGCGCTCAGGCTGAGGTTCCCGAACCCTCGGCTTCGGTCCCAGCCGAACCCCAGCCTGAGCCACCGGCCATCACATCAGGACGGCGCAGCCGTGGAGGCTCGTAAATGGCTGTCTACGAAGAGATCACCCTTCTGCGCGAGATTCTTGATGCAGTCGGTGGAGAGCAGGTAGAAGTGGGCGAATACGAACGCATTCAGCTCTTGCAAGGCATCTCCGACGCGCTGAACACGGACCAGGCTCGGTCGCGCTTCCTTGGGGGGGTGCTGTCCATCCTTGGCGATGCGCGTCGTGTCTGGCTCCCTGATGTAGACGAAACAACGACCGCCACAGACCAGACGCGCAACCAGGCGACACTGACGCACAACGCGACCATGGTCGGCCGCCTTCACAGGCTGGGCTTGGGGTACTACGCAGACTTCGACGGATCGACCAACTACTCGACCTTCCCTGATGCTGACGACCTGAGCTTCGGCGATGCCTCAACGGATGAAGCGTTTAGCGTGGTCATGCTGGTGAACTGCACCAACACGGCGAACACGCGGACGCTGTTCGGCAAGTTCACCACAGGTCAGCGAGAATACCGCGCCTATTACTCGTCGGCCGATCTCCTCGTCATGGAAACCTATGACCAATCCGCCAGCGCGACGGAGAGACTTACGAGTAATGCCGCGGCCGTCCAGGACTCGTGGTCGCTAGTCGTCTTTACCTACGACGGCAGCGAGGACTCGGACGGCATGAAGATCTACGTTAATGGCTTGCCAGTAGCGGCGACCGCCGTAAGTGACTCAGGCGGCACATACACCGCAATGGAGAACGGCACGTCGGTACTGGGCATCGGTGCATCGACGAACTCGGCCTCAACACCTTTCCAGGGCGAGATCGCCGCGTTCACGCTCAGCGCCGGCGCCCTCACCACTGACCAGGTTTGGCAGCTGCGGAACCTGTTCGACGGGTACTTCGGTTTTTTAGGGTAACGGGGGCAGTCTTGGGAGCCTTTGGCGACAGCATTTCGACAGCCCCCAGCTACGCAGATCCGCTCGCGCAGTTGCTTGGTGTTGGCTATGGCGAGCAGGCGATCAGCGGTTACAAGACGTCAGACCTGTTGGCGTTCCTGAAGCCTGCGCACATCGACCCCTACACCAACTCAGTGCTGCTCTGTGGCATCAACGACGTGATCCAGGGGGTAAGCGCGGCCACGATCGAGGCCAACCTGACGCTGCTCATCGCTGAACTCAACAACCCGGTGGTCGTCTGCCTGCTCCCCTTCGGGAATTACGCAAGCTGGGACGCCGGCAAGGAAGCCGTGCGACAGGCTGTCAACACCTGGATCAAAGCGAATGTCGCGACCTACGTCGATGCCGAGATCGTCATGGGCGACGGAGACGGTTCGCAGCCGGTCCTCCTTGCCGAGTACGACTCCGGCGATGGCCTGCACCCGAATGCTGACGGCAACACCGCTCTGGCTCAGGCAATCTTCGCTCAGGGCTTCAATTCGGAGACGTTGTAGATGGCGATCGGGGACGCGTACGCGTCGGTTGACGATTACAAGGCAGTGCACGAGGGAAGTGCAGTCACGCCTTCGCAGCTGGTTGCTGTCTCACGCTACATCGACATGAAGATGGGGCGCCCGTCAGGGTTCCAGAAGGACGCAACAGCCACGGTGCGGATCTACATGCCGAAGAGCACCGGCATGGCTCAGGCTGGCTGGGCAGAGTCGGAGAACCCGTGGAAGGCCGGCGGACTCGTGCGCGTGCTGGACGTCGAAGACATCGGCGGGGCGGTCACGAGCATCACGGTAGACGAGCAGCGCGACAACACGTTCTCGCTCACGCTGGCGACGTCCGACTACGAACTCCTGCCACGAAACGCCGCTGTGGGCCCGGAGCCGAAGCCGTACAACCAGATCGCGTTGAGCGATTGGGGGACGCAATCGGGCTTCCCTCCTGGTGCGCGGGTGAAGGTGACGGCGATCCACGGCTGGCCCGCGGTGCCGGAGGCGATCAAGTGGGCGACGATCGAGCTCGTCGCGATGCTGCGAATTGATTCCGTGTTCGCCACCAGCCGAGTCAACGAGCTTGATTCGCAGGTCGATGCATCCCCGCAAGCGCGAAGCATCCTGAACGGGCTGATTAGCAACTACGGCCGCGGGGTTTTCTTCTGATGGGTGTCACGCTGAACGCCACGCTGAAGGGGCCGCTGTTCTCGAAGAAAATCGACAAAGCGGTGCAGGAGCGCATCCTTGTGCGCGTATTCGACCGCGTCGAGGATGTCATCGCCAACCCGTCGAAGAAGTCGCAGAAGCGCCTCGGCTTCCGGCGTAACAAGCTTACTCCGCGTAAACGCCCACTCGTCTTCGAGATGAGTTCAACGCTGGCGGGACCGGCGCGGTGGAAGAAGCCGCGTCAGGGCGGTGCTCGCAGGAAGGGTACGCCTCGCCCGAAGTGGCAGGAGCGGGTGCCCGAGTACAACCCGCGGCGGACAGGTGTCACCTGGCAGCGGACCAACGAGAACCGTGCTCGGAAGATCATCCCGAACGCCCTGCGTAAGTACACGCAGGAGATGGTCGCGGAGTTGAACGGATGAGGCTCACTGAGGGGATCATCCGCGACCTGAAGACGTTCTTCGAGCAGAACATGCCGGAGAAGCTGTCAACGCTGCAGTCGGCTTACGAGGCCGACTACCAGGACGGTATCGACCTGCCTGTGCCTGCCGTGTACGCCTTCGGGCGTCGAGGCCTGAACCAGTCGAAGGCGTACCCGCGCATTGAGATCATGGCGCCTGATGGCGGCGGGATGTCGGTGCTGCGCTACGGACAGAACTGGACGGACGCAGAGCACGACGTAGAGATCCGCGTGAGCCTCGAGGGCAACGACCCCGGCCGTCTGCGTCTGCAGTTGATGCGGTACGCGCAGGCGATGTGGGAGTTGTTCGTGGAGCGGTTCTTCGGGGCTGAGCCCGCAGACTATTTCGCGCTGCACGGCGAGGGCGACATCACGATCAGTTACGACGGCCCATCAACGGAGTCGTTGGCGACCGCTGCGCCCTACTACGACTCCGCCACGCTGAGCGCGCGATTCAACAAGCAGGAGGAGGACTGATGGCAAAGAAGTCAGTCAGGCTCAGGGCGCTAACGGACATGAGCCTGCGCCAGTCATCCGACAAGGCATCGCCACTCTACCAGGAGTGGTTTGATTGGCCGGCAGGGACGGTGTTCGAGCCGCCTGCGCACATGAACATCGCGAAGGCTCTGGAGCGCGGCATCGCGGAGGAAGTCGATGGCTAAGAAATCCGCGCTCGGAGCGTCGTTCCTGATCGACGGGGTCGACCTCTCCGGTGACGTCCAGCAGGTAACGCTGCGCGACTCGTCCGGCGTGCTGGACGTGACCGCGATCTCTGCATCGGCGATGGAGCGCATCCTCGGACTGGCTGACGGTGAGATCTCAGTAGTGACGTACTTCAACGACGCCACTGGCCGGGAGCACCTGACGTTGCGCGGGAAGAGTTCGGGCGCAGATCGGATCGCCACGTTCCTCGAAGGCGCGACGATCGGCAACATGGCGGCTGGCATCGTCGCTAAGCAGGTTAACTACGACACGACACGAGGCCAGGACGGTTCGCTAACATCAGCGGTCCAGTGCCTCAGCGACGGGTCCGGGCTTGAGTATTGCGAGCAACTGACGGCGGGGCTCAGGACAGACACGACCGGCACGAACGGAGCGAGCCAGAACAACGGCGCCGCGACCGCGCTCGGCCTGTCTGCTTACCTGCACGTCACGTCGATCACAGGCACCAGTGTCACGGTCACGATTCAGGAGTCGAGTGACGACGGCGGATCTGATGCATACGCGAACGTATCCGGCGGCGCCTTTGCTGCAGCCTCGGCTGCGGGAGCACAGCGCATCGTGACTGCGGTGCAGGCAGTCGAGCAGTACCTGCGAGCCGTGAGCTCGGGAACGTTCAACCCTGCGACGTTCAGCGTCTCAGTTTGCAGGACGCCGATCCGATGAACCGTCTGACGCGCCGGCAGGCGCCCTCGCAGAAGTTCCTGATCAGGAAACTTGGGCACGAGTACAGCACGGAGATGTCGTGTGCCGAGGCCAATTGCTCGGCTCACGCGCAGGGCTGGTTTAGCGTCCTCGACATGGGCACTGATGCAGGGGCGAAAACTGCGCAGTGGATTCGCACGGCCAGCGGCAGGCGCTTCTGGGAATGGCAGGGTGCGAATGCACTCGATGAGGCGCTACGGCGACAGAACTCGGGCGACCTCGTGGTGACGCCGGAGTTGCGGGCGATGCTGACCAGTCTTGGGCCAAGCATCAGCGTCTTCTGCTTCCCGCCTGGTCAGCGGTGCTTCAAACAGCATCTCGACCGCGAGGTGAAGTTTCTGCACCAGACCCCGATCGGTGTGCGCGAGCACGTAAGGCCCAGAGACTGGAATGAAAGTCACAATGAAGAGGCGTACAAGATTAACCGGATGCGTGAACGTGGTTAGTTCGTTTCGGACGGCGGTTGAAAGCCTGCTGGCTCCTTGTTGCCCATCGGCAGTTGTCGGCTTCGTACCCTCGTTCATTGTTGATCCGGTCAATGCTCATCCCTTCAGGTCGCTTCCCCATGTCGGCGAAGAAGTCCTCGAAGGATTGGCGCCAGCGGTCACAGACGGTGATCCCCCGTCCGCCGTAGTCTGGCCATCGCTTGTCGTTGGGGTTCGTACAGCGCTGAATCATTCTGACCCACGTTTGGTACTCGACGGTGACGAGGTATTTGCCGGATTGCCGGTGGCGGCTACGCCGGGACGAAACGAGTTCACGTCTCAGGCATCCACAACTGTGGATCTTCCCGCCAGTCAAGTTGCTGCCGAGGACGGTCTTCGTGCAACCACATTCGCAGATGCAGTCCCACAAGACGGAGCCATGTTTGTCGCGGCCAGCTTCGGCAACGACGAGCAGTCTTTCAAACTTCTGGCCGATGAGGTTAAGCTTACTGGGCATCGGGAACCGATCCTTTCCGGTGTCGCGCCTCGGGCTGTCTTCAGCAGCGCCGAGGCATTTTCGTGCCTGAATTATACCACGAGAAAGGGATAAATCGTTGGCGAAGGAAAGTGGCCTCGGGATGGCCATCTCTATTGACGACTCAAGCGGGAGCGCGCAAGTCCTTACGACGGACATTACATCAGTGACTATCACGATGCCTTCCGCTGTTCAAGATGTGACAGCAGTTGGCAGTAGCGCGATGGAGCGGCTTCTGCTATTGGCCGATCTTCAAGTCACCTTCAATGGGGTGTTCGACGACGGTTCCAACCTTGCCCATGCCGTCCTAAAGAACTACCGCACGCTGCCCGGTTCAGAGCTCGGCCGCACGACGTCGATCGCTCACAGCGGGCAGACGCTGGCCGACACGCTGCTCTACCAGAACTACGACCTGACGCGGGCTCAGGACGGCTCGTTCACATGGACGACCACCGGGCTTCTGTCAGACGGCACCGTGCCGGCCTGGAGCTAATCGAATGAGCGGCGGCACTCATCCATGATGATGCGCGTTGTTTCAAGAAGGCTGTCGGGGTCGGGTGTCTGCCCCGGCTTTGGCGTGGATTTCGGCGGTGGTGCTGGCGTGTTCACGCGCCCAGCATCGACCGCCGCGTCGAGCGCGTCCAGGTACGAGTGCGCAGCAGCCAATGAACGCCCCTTAAGTTGCGCACATGCCGCAGCCCACTCATTGCGAGAGGTGGTCATCTGAACGCGGATGCTGTCTCGGTAGGCGTCACGGCTCATGTCGAAGTCGCGGAGACGGAGAGTGGCAGGCCCACCATCGCCACCACATGCGCTCACAAAAACGACCAGTATCACGGCGAGGGATGCTCTCATCAGAGGAGAAGTATATGGCGAAGTTCAACCGTAGAACAGCCCGGATCATCTTCGAGGAAGACAGCATCCTCCCTGGCGGTGAGGTCGTGATGAATCTCGACGTCGATATGGATGTACTGATGGCGTTCCGCCGCATGGACGAGAGCGACCCAGAACAGGAGTCCATTGCACTGCAGCGACTAGCCGGGCTGATCTTGGAATGGAACGTCGAAGACGACGACGGTGCCGAGATTCCACTGAACGAGGATGCGCTATTTAAGACGCCTCCGGCCTTTTCGATGCTCTTACTGCGCAAGTGGATGGAGGCGGTGGTCGAAGTACCTGCCCCTTTAGACAGGCGATCAAACGATGGCGACTATCCGCCGATGCCGATCCCGATGGTGGCGTTGAAGTGATGCCAACCGAGGCCCAGTCGGCGATGTGGGTGCTGAGCCTCTGTGCCCGCTTTCACTGCCTGCCGAGCCAGCTTGAGCGCGAAAGCGCCGACCTGATGCGACTGCTCGCTATCGAGGAGCTTGTGAGGGGCTGATGGCGAACGAGATCAAGGTCCGCGTAACTGCGCAAGACGACACAAGGGCTGGCTTCAACTCTGCAAAGAAGAATGCTGAGGGCTTCGGCGCGGAGATGAAGAAGGTCGGCGCGATCGCGACTGGCGTCTTTACCGGCATTGCCGCAGCTGCGGTGACATCGCAGATCGGCGGATTTATCACCGGGTCCATTTCCGCTGCGTCGAACCTGCAGCAGGCGGTAGGCGGCGTAAACGCGGTATTCAAGGACAACGCTCAGACTGTCCTCGCCTGGGGCAAGCAGAACGCCGCCTCGTTCGGGCTGAGCCAGCGGGCGTTCAATGAACTCGCGGCGCCGCTTGGCGCCATGCTCAAGAACTCCGGTGCATCGATGGATGAGGTTGCCAACCGGACGATCGAGCTAACCAAACGAGCATCCGACATGGCCGCAACCTTCGGCGGGCCTGTCGAAGATGCAATGACCGCTATTTCCGCTGCATTGAGAGGCGAGACGGACCCCATTGAGCGATTCGGCGTGTCGGTGAAGGCAGCAGACATCGAGGCGAAAGCGCTAGCGATGGGGCTGGTCGATGTAAGTGTGAACACGCTTGCCGTCAAAGACGCGCAAATCGATGCAGAGAAAGCTCAGCGAGAACTTACAGAAGCGCAGAAGGAGCACGGCAAAAAGTCGATCGAGGCGAGGGAAGCGGCCGTCGATCTCGAGAAGGCACAGGCGAAACTCAAGGAAGCGATGGCCGGGAGCGCTGGTGAGGTCTCGTCGGCGGCGAAGCAGCAGGCCGCCTACGCGCTGATCATGGAACAGACCGCGGACGCCTCTGGCCAGAGCGCCCGCGAGGCGGATTCAGAGGCCGGCGCTTCTGCGCGACTCCGCGCAGAGAGGGAAAACGCCCAGGCTCAACTCGGCGAAAAGTTGCTGCCGCTTCAACTGAAGTGGGTTGAACTGCAGACGAAGGCCGTCGAAGTAATCAGCACGCAGGTCATCCCTACGCTGGGCAACTTCGTCAATTATCTGGATGCCGCCACGAAGTCTGGCGAAAGCCAGAACGAGATGTTGCTGGCGCTCCCAGAAGCAACGCAAAAATACGCGAAGGCCTTCGCAGATGCGTCGATCACGATCAAAGAGAACTGGGGCTCCATCACGAAGGCTGGCGAGATTTTCGGGAAAGTAGTCAGCATCCAGTTCAACCAGGTCGCAAGGAAGATCGAGGAGATCGCGGGCGTATTTAAGAGCGTATCGAAGACTGTCGATGGCATTGCTCATGCCGAATGGGCGCAGGCGTGGGAAGGATTCAAAACTCTCGCGGGGCAGACGATCGAGGGGATAATCACGGACATCAACAGCAAATTTTACGGCCTGCCTGGGATGCTGTACGAGCGCGGCAAAGAAGCAGGCTCAGCATTCTTGAGGGGGCTAAAAGACTTCGCCGGGGACTTGATCGATACGCTGACCCCCAACCTTCCCGATTTCGACCCTCGCCCCGGCCGTGCTGGTGGTGGTCCGACACCTCCCGGCATGACATGGGTGGGCGAGCGGGGGCCGGAACTCGTAAAGCTGCCGGGCGGGTCGATGGTCTACCCTGCCGGCGACTCGGAGCGGATAGCGTCTGCATCCGGTGGTCGGACGCCGGTGATCATCAATGTCAACGTGGCTGGCAGTGTGCTTTCTAATCGCGACTTGACGCAGGCTATTCGTGACGCGCTCTCGGGCGGTGCGCTGCCGGAGTTCAGCTTCCGATGAGCGTAACTACAGACCTGCACATTGAGGTCGACTGGAATCGCGACGGCGACTGGGGCGACTCGAACGAGGACATCTCCGATCTCGTCCTGAGCATCCAGACGGCGATCGGTGGCAGTGCGTCATCCCTCACAGGAAAGAAAGACGCGGGGCGGGACGTCGTGGTCCTAAACAACGATGACGACCGCTTCAGCAACTACAACGCCGCCTCGCCGCTGATGTCAGTCCCCACGTTTGTTACTGCCGGGACGAGTTCAACGGCTAACGGTTCGGCCCCAACGCCGGGGCTTCCTGCAGGCATGGCGGTAGGCGACTGCATGATCTGCGTCTTCTACTCGCGCGAGGCTACCGACGCAACGGTCAGCCTGCCGAGCCCTGCGTGGAAAGAGGTTTACAACAATCGTGACAGCAGCGGCTTGCTGGCGGTGTGGCGGCGCATCTACCAAACGGGCGACTCGGCGCCGACGTTCACCGTCTCAGGCCTGGCCGCGGGAGACGACTGCATAGCGCAGCTCGCGGCGTGGCGGAAGGTGAACACCGCCCGGCCGATCACAGTGAAGGGAACCATCTCCAGCAATACCTCGGCGCAGGACATCGGTGCCATCTCCGGCATCACGCTGCCGGCGAATGCGATGCTGATCGTCATCGGCGGCAAGGCAGACGACTGGACATCAGTAGCGACGCTCTCTCAGTCTGGCGTGACATTCACTGAGATTGCCGAGCCGGACACCACGACGGGTAACGACGCGGGGCTCGTCTGGGACTACGGCACCGTAGACGCCGGCACTGCGCTGGCGATCACCAGCAAGACCTTCGCGGTAACAGGCGGCGGTTCTGCAGTCGGCAAGGGCGTGATGTTCGCGCTCAACCCGGAGCCCCAGGTCCGGCAGGGCGCGCTTATGCGGGTGCGTGACAACACCGACATCCTCAGTATCAGACGAGTTTCGAAGATCACGCCGACTGTGACCAGCCAGGGTGAGAAGCGAGCAATACTCGAGGCTGTCGGAATCTTTGATGAGATGGCGCGGCTACAGGTTACCCCGATTGCGTCAGAGGGCGGCACCACAGGTGCGATCATCGAGGCCGCGTTAGATGATGCCGGTATCGACTCAGACGGCATCGACGCCGGCGACGTGACGCTCGGCGCTTACGGTTCGTCGACCACCTCAAAAGTCTCGCTGCTGTCGGAGGTTCAGAAGGTCGCAGAGCACGAACTCGGGCAGCTGTACGAAGACCAGGAAAACTACCGCCCGGTCTTCAAGGCGCGTAGCCACCGGCCCGGCAACACAACTTCCCTGGCGACGTTCTCTGACGACCCGAACGAGACGCTGCACTACGAGGGCATCGAACAACTGGACTCAGCGAACGCGATGTTCAACCGATGCATATCAGGTGTGACCCCGTACACGGTCGGCACAGAGGCGGTCCTGCTCACGATCCCAGGGCCGCACTCAATGAGCCCCGGCGGGACCGTCAACCTGGTTGCTCAGTATGCAGATGCGCCACTGATCTCGTGGAACGGTCACACGCACGACGTCTATTACGGGTCCAACGTTCCCGTTCATCAGAGTGACACAGAGTCAGGTGATACAAGCGCCACGCCATCCTTCACACTGCCAGCGACGATTACAGCAGACGATCTCCTGCTGGCGTTTGTTCATGCTGGGACGACAATCACTGCTGGCCCGACCGGCTGGGCTGAGATTGCGTCTGTCGACCTGAGCGCGTCCAGTGGGAAGTATTTCAAGGTCTACGCATTCAAAGCCGTTGGCACCGAAGACGGTGGCACGATCAGCGTCACGCTCAGCGTATCGGCGGCCGCGGTTTGTCAGGTACAGCGTTATACCAGCTGGAATGGGAAGATTTCAGAGATCGAGGTCTCAACAGTCTCGACTGGTACGGGCACCGCACCGAACCCGCCATCAATCACTCCCTCCTGGGGTGCGCTGAAAGCGATGTTTGTCACCGCGGCCATAGCGTCAGCAGGGGTAACAAACTTCACCGAGCCATCGGGCTATTCGACGGCGAACCCGCTTCTTTTGACATCGGGGTCCTCTTATTACTTTGCGACAGCCTATCGTGCTGAATCCACAGGAGTGAGCTCAGAGGATGCTGGTGCATGGACACTCGATGCATCGCGCAATTACGCCACATTCACCATCGCAATTCGCGGCGCTCGATCAGTGTCATCTAGCGTCAGTGCAGCTACGCCGAACACGCTGGACGGCGCATTCAGCATCGCCTATGACAGCGGGCTCGGTGGTGGTGTTGGGCAGCAGGACATCGAGAACATCCAGGTTAGCGGCGTGGCGCTCACGGAAAGCGACCAGGCGTTTACGCAGGCTGACTATCTGCCGACGCAAGACATCCTGACAGGCGTTGGTATTCGCACCTACCCGTCTCCAGCGACGTTGTTCGCCTCGGATTCAGACTCGCAGGAATACGCTGACATCGTCGTAGATCGCTACGGCGAGGCGCACCCGTTGCTGAGGATGCGTTACACAGCGAACAAGAACAGCTCTCTCTATGCGCAAGCGGTCGCTCTGCAAGTGAACGACCGGATCACCCTTGAGGCAAACAACAATGCTGGGCTGGGTGTGGCCGAGGATTTCTTCATCGAGGGCATCTACCGAAGCATTACGCCGGGGCAACTGCACCAGGTGGTCTACGAGCTGAGCCCGGCAAGCGTAACAGATGAGTAAGTAAGAAGGAGCGCGGCCCCCGAACGTGAGGCGAACAGGGGCCGCTTAGCCACCGGAAATGAGGTTCCGATGACAAACGCGAAGCATAAGGACTGCGGGAAGGAGGCGGAATAGGTGATTCTCTCCGCTTTCAATTTTGTTCTCGAACAGCCGTGGGACAAAGCCGCAGCCTTCATCGGCTTCTGGATCGCGTTCATTACCCTCGCGAGCATCATCGGCGCACGCATCCCGAAGGTGAACCGCTGGCTAGGGGTGTCGATTCAGAACCTACTGGGGATCACGGATCTCGCGTCACGGCTGGACACCTACATCCGCAGCAACGACGAAGACAGCAAGCGGCGTGACAACGCGATCGCGAGCCTCGCGGCCGTCGTGCAGAAGTTCGTCGAAAAGGACACCAACCTATGAAGAAGCTTTTGCGCGCAGCCGAGGGCTACGGCTGGCTGCTGGCCCTTGCTGCGGTCATCCTCTTCGCGTTCGCCTACTTCGTCGCGCGGCCCCCGGTCGAGGACGCGATCGACACATCACCATCAATCCCCGAAGAACTCGCCGACCACCAGACCCGCGGCGATATGGAGCGCGGCCGAAGCGTAGGCGCGACTCCGAGCACCTTGATACCCCGTTATCCCGACGCGACGTTCTATGCCTCGCCGAACTGGTCAGGGCGTGGGACGTGCGGCATCGAAGGCGTCGTTATGCACGTCACCGGGCCGGGCTCGATGGCAGGCATGGCGAGCTGGTTCAAGAACCCATCAAGCGCGGTATCGGCCCATTTCGGCATCGGCAAGAACGGTGAGGTTCACCAGTACGTCGAGGTAGGTGACAGCGCCTGGCACGCCGGCATTCTCAATCGACCCGACCTGAGCAACCCGCTAGTGGCGAACTGGGTGTCTCAGGGCATCAACCCGAACCGCTGTACGATCGGTATCGAACTTCTTCTGGGCGGACCTGCAGAGCCGCTGGTAGATTACCCCGCGATGAAGGTCAGCCTCGACCGCCTTCTTGCGTGGCTGCATGAGCAGACAGGCGTTCCGCTCGACACTGCGCACGTCCTCGGGCACAACCAGATTGACAGCATATCGAGATCCACGGACCCGGTCTGCTGCTACAAGATCGCGGGCATCCTCGGCGGCGCGCCGGCTGCGGATGTCTACTGCTGCGATGCACCTTATGGTGGCCGCTTCAACGTCACGAAAGACCAGTGGGAGTGGCGACCCGACGACCTGTTCATCTGGAAAAGCACCGCCCCGGTGTGGACCTGCGTTAGTGGTTGCCCGTGAGGTGTGAGATGGAATGGGAAGCGGCTCGAATAACGGCGGCGATCATCCTGCTCCCGCTGCTGGTCATGCTCCTGATTAGCGTGGCGACAAAGCGATGAGACTCGCAGTCACGAAGTGTAAGTCCCCGGCATGTGGAACGATATACGAGGTCGGCGTAGACCAGGAGCGCTACATCAAGTGCCCGGTTTGCTCACAAAACAACGAGATCGACGCGATCTCAGCCACGTTGACCGGCCGCTGCGGCAAGTGCGGCGTGCCTCTTGACGACCACCCACGAAAGGAATGCAAGGGATGAATGCAACAACGAAAGAGATCGTCTTCTGGCTCAGCGGCATCTCTGCTGCGCTCACGGCGGTTACGGCATCGCTGTCCGCGGCGCCGGGTGACGTGGTGAGCAACGACCTCATGGTGCTGCTGCTGGCCGTGTCTGCTGGCCTCGCTGCGCTGGTAGCGTTCGCAGCCCGGCGGACATGAACCGCGTCCTTCTCTGTGGCGTTCTCGTCTTCGCGTGCGTCTCTGCACCTGCAGGGTTTGCGGTAATGAAGACCGGCTGTGACGCTGACATCAAGGGGAACATCGGTGCAGAGCGGATCTACCATGTACCAGGAAGCCAGTACTACGAGCAGACGGTGATCGACAAAGACAAGGGCGAGCGCTGGTTCTGCTCTGAGTCTCAGGCGGTAGATGCAGGATGGCGCAAGGCGCGGTAGAATGAGGGCGCTGCACAGAGTCGCTGAGACCGCATCAGTCCATCGAGATTGGCGACGAGTAAGAGATAGGGCAGTAGCGCGCCCCTGGAGCAGATGGCTATTAGGCTTCATCGTTTAAGCGTAGGACGCTTGCCTGAATGGCGCAGCAAAGCCACGGACAGCACTCCGTGGCTTCTTCATTTCCTCCCGTTCACCTTCCACCTGATAGCAAGGTATACTGAGGGCAATCGCGGCGGCTTAGCTGGGGTTGGCGGAATCAGTTCCGTAGAGGTGTACTGCACCCACTGGCTCACCATAAAGGCGGCTGGCGCAGAATGGTCATCGGGTTACGGTGACGGCGCCCACGATCACAGGATCAGTGGGCGCTTTCTATTTCCCGCCCTGATGCCACCTAATAGCAAGGTAGAGCAGCAGTAACCCACCAGCTGCTACAAAGAGCACCCCAGAGATAACATCGTGAGGCTCCATCTCAGCGGTGTTGCAACGGCTATTTTATGGTAATTCGTTTGTGAACTTTCGCGCGACTCAGGCTGTGGCTGGCATGAGGTGAGCCCTCTTTTGGCGAATGCGGTGTGCTGCGATCAAAAGGCGTTCTGGGGCATAGCCAGTGCCATGCGCGATCTTGTCGATGGTATCGCCCGAGACGTTGGGCCGCTGGTCGTTTTCCAGGAGCCACCAGTGCTGCGGGGTGATGCCACAACGACGCGCTGCATCGCTCTGGTTCAGTCCGGCTTTGAGCCGCCAATCAATCAGAATTTCGCCGAGGGTTTCCACAGCACCTACGATACGCTCTGTGTCGGACTTTCGCAACATTCTGTTTAAAATCCCTTCTGGAGTACTTCCATTCCTTAAACAGCCTGTGTATGATGTGGTTGTTATGAAGAAATGCGGACTACTCGAGGTAGCAACTGACCAGGGCGCCACTACCGCAGTAGGTGTTGCGAATTGCGCGACTACTTCGGATAGCAGCGCAGCCACAGGCGGCTTCTGGTCGCTGGTGCAGATCGGGGCAGCGGATGAATGCTGGCCGTTCGTCGGACACATCGACCGCGACGGCTACGGCAAGTACCACGGCCACGGAGCCCACCGCGAAGCGTTCAGGCTAGCGAATGGCCGCGAGCCTGAGCTATCCGTTTTGCACACCTGCGACAATCCGCCGTGCGTTAACCCGAACCACCTACGCATCGGCACCCACGCAGACAACCACGCAGACCGCGATGCCAAAGGCAGAGGCGCCAAGGGCGAGCGGCGCGGATGGGCAAAGCTAACCGACGCGAAAGTCATTGAAGCCCGTTCTCTGCGAGCCGAAGGCAAGACGTTCACTGAACTGGCTGGCCGTTACGGAGTCGACAAGAAGGCTATCGAGCGCGCAGTCAAAGGCATCACATGGTCACACGTCGTGGCGGTACCCGCATGACCTCGCAGCTATCGCTCTACGACGCGCAGTTGATCCCGGCGCCGCACAACGGCACAGACACCAGCATCGCCGCCGCGATTGCAGCTGGCCCGAAGGTCGGCACTCAGAAGCGGTTGATTCTCGACTGGGTACGTGAGCGCGCCCTGGGCGCAACAGAGGACGAGATCGAGGTGCATTGCCGCCTGCTCAGGTCGGCGGTTTGCGCGCGCGTCAATGAACTCGTGAAAGAGGGTTTCCTGCGCGACTCCGGCCAACGCCGTGAGACGCGATGGCACCGGCCTGCAGTGGTGTGGGTCTCAACTTCCCCGCCAGCGCGACCAGATCGGTCGTAGCTCTTGAGCACGCTGGAGGAACGGAGGTGATGAGTATCGAGTAGGTGAATGAGGGTTTCTATCGGCTGTGGCCGGGAGCCTGCCAGCACCGGCCGCAGCACTTCGAAAGAACGATTGGAGTTTAGCACATGGTGACAACGCTTTCACCTAACAGAACCGCAAAGAAGTTCGCGTTCCGCGGCTACCGGATCACCGAGGCGCAGTTCTACGCCTACCAGGAGGCGAGGACGCGGAAGTTTCAGAAGCTTACGACGCAGTACAAGCGGCTGCGTGGTCCGATCCTGAACGACCTCGACTTCGACAACATCAGCGGCGACCTGCGCTCGTGGTCGCTTCGCTGGCTCGCGAGGGCGGCGCGTCATGGCTGACATCGACTGGCGCAGCGTGTGCATCGGTCTGGCCGTGGTCGGCGTCTGCCTGCTGCTGTTCGTGCAGTACATGACCGGCGAGCTGGGGGAGGACGAGGAGCAAAGGCACCCGGACTACCAGGAGGGATTTCAGTGAGCGTCATTAAGAATGGTCGCATTAAGAGCACCCACCTCGGGTTCGAGGACCATCACATCATGACGTTCTTCTTGCATCTCGAGTTCGATGGCGCCGGGCAGGGGTTCGGCGGCTTTGGGCTTGATGACGGGCCGGGTGGTACCGCCTTCGGCATGACTGCTGTCCGTAAGGTTCTCGAAGTAGTCGGCGTGGAGAAGTGGGAAGACCTTCCTGGCAAGTACGTCAGGGCTGAGACAGATTGGACACGAATCCACCGCATCGGAAACATCATCGAAGACAACTGGCTCGACCTCGCGGCGCTGTCTCTTGAGTTTCGTCCGCTGGGAGAGCAGCCGTGACCGCGTCTACGGTGCCCTTCGTTCTGCGTAACTCTGGCGCGCTTACCCAGCTGGCCTGCCCGTCTCCTTGCCTTGCCACGGTCGTCTTCACGTCGATGGGCGCCGGCAATGGGTATACGCACCGTTGCGACCGTGGGCATCGCTGGCTGCTGCAAGACGGGAAGTGGGAGCAGGTGAAGTGACCACCGAGACGAAGGAGCGCGTGTTTCTTGAGTATTGCCGCTCGTGCAAGCGCCAGCACCGCATGACGCTACAGCCCTGCCCTTCGTGTAGTGGGCGCGGCGGATGGACGCCTCAGCCGGTTAGCGAGCATGTCGCGGACAACTGCTTCGCGGACTACGCGTGTGATGGCTGCGACGCCTATCGAGACCACCTCCGATGACTGACTGCGACTCAGACATCTACACCGTCGCGATGGTGCTTCCTGTGCAGAAGAAGGTACGGGCAGCAGATGCAGACGAAGCACGGGCGATCGTGCTCAGGGATCAGCTGGTGATCGCCTCTATCGGTGTGAGTGTCGGTTTCCCGATCGACATCACCGTGGCCAAGGAATACAGCGATGGCGGCGTCGGTAGAGAAGCTACGTCGCGCTGAACAGATGGCAAGAGAGATGGGCGAACGTGACGCCCTGGAGTTGAAAGCAGCATTGGAAACCGAAGAGCAGGCTGCGGAAAAGGAACAGGAAGTGTCTGAAATCAACGTGTTCACGCTCGACCCGAACGGGTTCAAGACCCACTGGAAGATCGTCAGCGGCACCAGCGGCGAAGACCTCAACCAGATGATGAAGAACCAGGGCGTGCTCTCGAAGTGGCTCAAGGAGCACGAGTACAAGCCTGATGAGATGAATCGTGGCGGTGGTGGCGGTGGCGTACCAGCTCCGCCCTCGCCGATCGCGCCTGTTTGCCCTGACTGCGGCGGGCCAACAGAGCACAAGACCGGCAAGAAAGACAACGGCGGCTCGTGGGCCGGCTGGTTCTGTATAGCCACCGCAAAAGCGCCGAAGAACCTTCGCCACAAGCCGATCTGGGAGGACGACTAGATGTCAGACGGGCTCAACCAGGTACACCTGATCGGCAACCTCGGGCAAGACCCTGAGATGCGCTACACGGCCAACGGGCAAGCGGTCACGACGTTCCGCATGGCCGTCTCGAGGTCGTGGTCCACGGAGCGCGGCAAGCAGGAAGACACGCAATGGTTCACGGTCGTGACGTGGAACAAGCTCGCCGAGGTCGTGGGCGAGTACGCGGTGAAGGGCCGCAGGGTCTACGCAGGCGGCCGGCTTGCCACGAGGTCGTGGGATGGTCCTGACGGGCAGAAGCGGTACGCCACCGAGGTCGTGGCAGACAAGGTGCTGTTCCTCGATCGCGGCGGTGGTGATGAAAGCGGCACCGAGTTAGGTAGCGGTTACCTCGGGCCAGACGATCTGCCCTTCGAATAGGCGAACTCGTGCGCGGGTGCTCCTTCGCCCGCGACACCGCTGGTAGGAGGCGTCTGGGTCCATACGGACGCCCTCTGCCAGGGATGGAAGCGAATAGTTGAAAGGTTAGGGATCGCCTGACGGCAAGGACATTCGAGGCGCTTTTACGCAAGAGCTAGAACATCCCCTCTTGCGGCCTTGCGCCCAGCCTTTGAGGCAGGACCGATTGGTGGCAGCTTCAAGGGCTCGGCATAGGGCTAACGGAAAGCACCTAAGCAGATAAGGAGATAACCACAGATGACGGTCCCCGCCGACCTCGCAACTAGCTGGCATTCTTACCCAAGCATTTACGCTCTCGGCCATCGCGCTCTAGCCGATCTTCTGACGGCCCCTGTGCTTGTCGAGGAGAAGATCGACGGCAGTCAGTTTTCGTTCGGGCGCTTCGACGGAGAGTTCCGTGCGCGCTCCAAAGGGGCAGTGCTGAACGTCATTGCACCGGAGCAGATGTTCATCCGTGGCTGCGATGAGGCCCAGCGCCTCGACCTTCATGACGGTTGGACTTACCGCGGCGAATACCTGGCGAAGCCGAAGCACAACGCGCTCGTCTACAGCCGCATCCCAAACCGTCACATCATCCTGTTCGACATCAACCCGAGCCACGAAGAGTACCTGACGTGGGACGAGAAGGCGGCAGAGGCAGAGCGCATCGGTCTGGAGATCGTGCCGCGTCTCTTCGAAGGGATGCTGGAAGACCCAGCTACGCTGCGTGGCTTGCTGGCTACGACAAGCGTTCTCGGCGGCCAGATCATCGAAGGCGTCGTCGTCAAGAGCCAGTCGCTTTACGGCGCGGACAAGAAACTACTCATGGGCAAGTTTGTGTCGGAGTCCTTCAAGGAAGTTCACGCGAAGACGTGGAAGGCTGACAACCCTAGCAGCCGCGACATCGTCGACCGCATCGTCCAGACCTACCACTCGCAAGCGCGCTGGCAGAAGGCCGTACAGCATCTTCGTGAAGCAGGGCAGATAGAGGGTTCGCCCCGCGACATAGGCTTGCTCATCAAGGAAGTGGGGCCTGACGTTCTCCGCGAGTGCGAGGACGAGATCAAGGACTACTTGTTCAAGTGGGCTTGGCCGTCGATTCAGCGCGGCATCACACGCGGCCTGCCGGAGTGGTACAAGGAGCAGCTGCTCGCTGCTCAGTTTGACGGTGACGCATGACCGCCCCTGCTATCCGCCCCCGCCGTTCTCGTGTCCTCTCCTGCCAGCAGGTAGTAGAGGGCGCACGCTGCGGGAAGAAGGCTGTGGGCATGACCGAGCGCTGCGTCATGGTCTGCGCTGAGCACGCTGTAGGCGTCCACGTCCAGGCCTTTGGGGTGCAGCGATGAAGGCCACCATGACCTGTGTGCATCATTGGCGAATCGAACGGCCACAAGGCGAGTTCAGCGAGGGCGTGTGCATCAAGTGCAAAGCGAAGCGCGAGTTCCGTAACAGCGCACCAGACGAGACCACGATGTACTCGAAGCAGAACGGCGGCAAGAACAAGCTGACGCCTGGTCAGGCTGCGTTCGGACACCAGTCGATACGTCAGACCCGCAAGCCGGAAGGCGTAGCCGGGAAGAACGGACGAGTGCGATCGTGAAGCCTTATTACGAGCACGACGGGATCACGATCTATCACGGCGACTGCCGCGAGATTCTGCCCTCCCTGATTAGTGTTGACGTGGTCTGCATGGACCCTGTCTGGCCGAATATTCATCCAGATCTAATTGGCAGTGATCGTCCGTTCGATTTGTTTGCGGAATGCCTGGATGTGCTTCCCGAGTCGAAACGCCTCCTTGTTTGGTTGGGGTGCCAGAGTGACCCGCGTTTCCTGCGGTGCGTGCCGTTGTCGTGGGATTTCCTGCGGATGTGCTACTTGTCGCGGGCTGTGCCGTCTTACAACGGACGCTGTCTGGTCACTGGCGATGTCCTCTACGCCTATGGTGAGTGGCCCCCGTCGAAACCAGGTGCTCACGTTATCCCCGGAGAGAGCCGTGTCACCAGCAAGCCGGCACTGAGGCAGAAGCATCCTGCGGCTCGTAATGAAGAACACGCCAAGTGGGTCGTGAAATGGTGGTCTGAGGACACGGACGTTCTGCTGGACCCCTTCATGGGGACTGGGACGCTCCTAGTCGCGGCCAACCATTTGCGCCGTCGCGCCATCGGTATCGAGATCGAGGAGCGCTACTGCGAGATCGCGGCGAACCGGCTGCGCCAGGAGGTGCTGCTGTGACATGCGAGCGCTGCAAGATCCCGTCTCTCGATCGCTTCTGTGCCCCTTGCGCGGTCAAGGAAGCGCGTGGGCGGTCACGTCGAATCGCTGCTCCTGCCACGCTCCTGACATGGGTGCAGTGGCTACGGAGGGCGGCATGAGCTTTCAGGGATGGGGCAAGCGCGCTGCCATCGGCGAGAAGAAGCGGACGATGGTCCGTACCGAAGAGGGCTATTACCCGACGTGGGAGCAGTTGCTAAACCTCCACCGCTGCGACTACTGGCACTGTACGGTCGCGCAGAGATCGCAGGCCGGGTTCCCTGACTACGTCGTCCTCGGCGAGGGCTGGCTGGCCTTTGTCGAGTTGAAGGCGCGAAGTCTGACCACGAACCGCGCGGGCAAGGTGAGTCCTGCCCAGTTGCGCTACAAGCAGGCGATCGAGACGGCCGGCGCCGAGTGGGTGATCTTCCTGCTCCCTGACGAGTGGCACGACATCGATGTCTGGCTCAACGCGAAGACGGGTAAGGGCATCTGGGGAGCGTGGCAGCTATGACTCAGGCTGCCCTTCCCCTCGCAGGA